ATCCATGTAATCAATATGGATTTCAACCTTATCCGATTTCACTACCACATCATGTGGGTAAATCATCGGACTGTATGATTTATTCAATATGTTCAATGTTTCAACGCTATCCGTAGCCAATGTTGATGACTGACCCAATATCTTAACGGGTTGTATATCATACACTTCTTCACCTTCACGCTCTTTTGATGATACACTAGATACAGATACACGGACAAAATCACCTTCCATGTATGGTTTGCGTTCTCTGGCGATTGTCCCTACATCCATATACCATTTACCACCATGCTTTGTTGCACGGTTGCCCAATGATTCACCGTGTTCATCATTCAACGGACCTATACCCAATCTATACATGTAAGGCCCTACACCACGCTTATCCAGAATCATAACATCCATCTCTTTTTGCTCACGAAGCAATACCCACTTGGGGTGGCGTGATTCACCACGCATGTATGTTGAGATTGCATCACGCAACAATATACCATCGTTTTCCTCTGCTTGCAGATGTTCAACAGATTCTTCCAAACCGTCATCATCAGTGCGTCTGGTATTGAATGGTGCAGGAACTAACACATCTTCTGTGCTTTCAAATTGGGTTCGTAGTTTTACGATACGGTCTTTCAACGGTTCTTCATACAGTTCCTTATGTCCGTGTTCTAACAAGTCAATGAAGTACAACTTCTTCCCATCAATAATGACATCAGCAACATATCGGTCATCGTTTGCATCAATCAGACCTTGACGGACATTGCGTGGTAATTTACAATTTGAACCATCGGCATATGTGGCTTCAACCTTTTTGCCTTGCTTAGTAACGATTGCACGGTATCCATCATACCATGATGACAATACCCAATCACCACTGAAACCACGCAACTGTTCCATGTCATCGTATTCAAAGATACGATGCGCTGCTTTAATTGGTTTAATTGCAGCATTTTCTTTGATGATGTCAGGGTTGGTTAATGCTTTCAACAATGTGGATACTGGAATGTCATCTTCACTGAGTTTGAATACAACACTTTCACCGAACTCATCTTCTTTGTGTGCTTCGGGTTCATCACCAGCACCTGGTGCTGATGGGTGTTCCCTTGTCATAGATTGCATCTCAGGGAATACCGTTTGTAATTGGTTCATTGGAACATTGAGATATGGCCTTTTGTCAGCAGATGGCAAACCGTCATTGTGTAGTACTTCGGGTTGCCCGTCTATACCAAAATGCACACCAAATGTTGGACTCATTTTCCAACCATGTTTCATTTGTAATCCACTGCTATTGTAAATACTCAATGGTAATGAACCTGGTGCGTGTTGTCTTTCATCGTGAGCAAAGTGTTGATTCTGTGGCCAATAGATTGCTGACGATGCGGTGGCATCATCAATCTCATGGGTCTTTCCTTCATCTGTAGTCCATACACCATGCACTACATCGTTGTCCCAATCACGATGTTGCGGTTGCGCTCGCAATATCCAATCGTTTGCATGACTCCATAGAGCCAACGCATTGACATGCGCTTGCGACCAATCTCCATTTTCATCAGGTCCGAATGGGTCTGGTAATTCAGATGCTTCAAATTGTTCTCGTATTTTCCCAGCAAGTGATTGAGCAGCGTTAGCCACTAAGTTGTTTGTACTCATCCACTTGTTAGCATAGTAATTTGTTTGAGCGCGACGGTTTGGATTGCGACCAGTTGGTGCAAGATTCGGTTGCTCGCTTTCTTTGGTTTTTTGTTTGAACCATTCTTCATCACGCTCATCTTCGGGTGTGTCTAAGAATGCATCCAATCCCATTTGCATAACGGATTCTTTGTGTTGCTCTTTACTTGGTGCTATGGTTGATTGTAATGCTTCTTGGCTAAACTTGTGTTTGCCTGTGCCATTACAATTCGGACATGTTTCGCCAACCTTTGGTGCAGATTCATCACTGCTGAATATATCGGGTAGTGTGCTTTGTTGTGTTTCACCACCACCGAATAAATCTGGTAAATCAGATTTAGCCACATCTTCAGGGTCAATCATTCCATCTCCATTACATACGGGACATTCGGTTTCACCATCGGCTAATGCTTGTAATCCCGCTTGGCGGTTTGGGAACTCAAATCTGTGCGCCCTTTCACCATCGTTATGACGCACCCTCTCAATATGTTGGCCACGACTCAAGAAGTCCCGTTGCATTGTTTCATCAACAGGACCTGATGCTGGCAGTTCATCAATTGGTTTGTACATGTACCACGAACCTGGTGGTTTGTCTTTATCCAACCAACCAGTTTCTTCTGATGACCGCCATGTTTCACCAGGTTGCATACCTGTGGAACTTACTGCGAATGGTGCAACCTTCCCATGAACATCCATATCATCAAGTGAAAACATGTTGGCATATTCATCTAACAATGGCAACGGTTCTTGTTGCACTTCTTCCCTACCTAAATCTGCATGTAGTAAGAACTGCTTGACTCTTTCATCAATGTTATCGGCTTTACCAGGTATCAAATGGATACCTTGCTCTCTTGCTAATTGTGATAATTCCCGTTCCCATTTACCTGTTTGGGGAGTTAGATTCCCACCAGGTAATGAACCCAGCATTCTATCAGACACACCACCATCAGCGGGGTGTTCAGTCCATCTTCCCCATAATGCGCCTAACATGCGTTGGCGTTTGTCATCTTTACGACCACGATTGTTGAACATGTGATTCAGTGTATTACGAGTTGTTGTGTAGTGGTTATCATTCAATGATACACCTTCAATGGTTTGTCCTAATCCTTCATCATTGGTGTTCCAATCACCAGCATACAAAGGCCCTGTTGGGTATGCACGGGAAAACTCATGGTGGTATTGCGGGTCATGGGACATTGAAAACTGTGGCCATGCTTGTAATTGGCCACTCAATATATGGAATGGTAATCCTGCACCAGCAGAGCGTGGGTGGTCAGATATGAAGCCCATGATTTGTTGCATGTTATCACGGGGAACTCCATTCATTTCCAATCCAACTTGAGTTGCTTCTTCACGGGATTCATTAGCAGACAATCCGCCTTCAGCATCTGTGCGACCAGTTGCTTTTGGCCATATCTTTTCTGGGTATGCTTCCTGTATTGTGTCCCCTTCTTTCAATGGCAATACATATTGTGGTGAACTTGATTGTGTTGGCATAGTGAATAGACCAGTGTTTTCTTTACCCCATGTGTCAGGGTGAAACATATGGTCAAGTTCTGTGATTGGTGATTGTGGGTCATCAGCGATACCACCTCTTGAATGGTGCGGTATCATAAACAAACCATACGGACTCATACGCAGATTCTTTTCATCACCGCCCATAAAATGATACATGTTGAGATACGGACCTAAACCATTCAATACTTCTTTTTGGCGTTCAAACTGTTCAGCAATTGATTGCAGATGTTCCTTTGTCAAGAAGTGTTGATTTTCGTCAATAAATCCTTGATGTAATAAATCGTCAAACTCATCCATACTGCCAAAGGCTTCGTCATTGTCGGTATCGTGGTCAGTGCTTAATGCCTGTTCATATTCACCATTTTCATCTTTGACTCGTCTTGGTATCATTCCATGTTGCTGAATGAGATAATCGTGTAATGTCATCATACCGAACATATTTTGCACATTCGGGCGAATGTGCTGACTAGTAGGATGTTTCAAACCTGGTCTATGATTCAAAAGAGTAGTTGCTTCTGGGTGCATCAAATCGTGATTCCAACCATTTTCATCAAAATGACCTACTGGTATATCACCAGCCTGAACATCTTGCATCAAGTCATCTTTACCATATACCAATATCTCCTTCATTGCTTCAAGCAATCTGCGACCTTGATATTCGGGTTTTGTACTTTCACCCAATTTGTAATACTGTGGGGGTATTGCACTGCCAGGTGAATTGTGAGCGCGTAGTCTGTGCATTATTTCACCCGCACCAAATCGCCCTTTGAAATTACGAGTTAGCCAACCTTCATTGATTGATGGTGGTCGCTTATCGCCACCAAACCCGTGTTCACTGATATGAGCGATTACTGCATCACGCTCACTTGGTTTCAACCATTCCAATCCAAATGCATAACCCAACATACCCAATGAGTGATTGCCAGTGTCATATATTTCAAGCGGGTCTTTCTCTTTACCTGCCCATACACGCTTGTATTGGTCAAGATGTGCTTGGCGTTGTTGCATTGGTTCGGCATTTTGTATCTCTTCGGGTGCTTGTTTCAACCATTCCCAAAAGTGCTTCCGATACAAGTCAGTTGGCGACCCAATAATCCCATCACCTTCTATGCGACCCAAATGTGATGGTTGGTTATGCCAACCATTTTTGTGAATACGCTCATGGTCAGCCACTTCTTTTTCCAACCACGCTTTATGATAATTGGTCATTTCACCGTTGTCATCAGTGTATGGTTGCCATGCAGATGACAATGTTTCAAGCCATTGAGGTCTGCCCCATTCGGAATTATGCATAAGTGGTGAGATGTCCCAGGGACATATAGAACCAAATGCAACTTGTGAATCTATGTCATTCATAGATGGCCATGTGGAATGTGAATCACGGGGTTTGTTATGCCCATTTACATATTGTCGCAATCGTGGTATCCACGCTGCATCTGATAGTCCAGATTGTTGAGCAGTTGTTTGACGGAATGGTTTGACGAACTCCCTATTCCCGACACCCTTTTTTGCACCCTTCAATATATCTTGAGATGCCATTGACAATGCCGTTTCGTAAAACATTGGTTGGAATACGCCATGACGGATTGCATTCATCTTTGAGAACTCATAATTGGCTGCTGCGTTTAGCAGGTCTTGGCCATCAATCAGCGACTTATACAATTCATGTTTCGCCCGTAGGTGAAAGTCATACGCTGATTCAATCATTTCGTCGCCCCCTTCATAGGTGGCGCGATAATTCCTCAACCTTCTTGACGAGTGCATCCACCTCAAATGGGTTGTCCTCTTGCCATGCGCCTAGCAATTGAGATTTTTTCAGTGCTGCTGGGCGTTCTCCACCTGCTTGATTGTAATGCATGCCCAATGTTGATTCGGTTTGGTGTGTATTTCCACCTTCATGGTAATTCAAACCTGGTGGGTTTTTATCAACGGTCAGTTTCTTTGCTACGGTTTCAGGAACTGGTGGTTGCTCTTGGTTAGTCCAATAGTGTTGCGCCCTAACATTTTGACCGCTAACATCTTCAAAACGAACATCATTGTTTCCAGATTCTTCAACTGCCTTTTCCAATTGTAATGCTTTGTCAAGCAACCTTCCGATTTCGCTATGTTCTCCTGCTTTAACTGGTATTGGCTTCATGTTTATACCTCTGGTAATGGTTTGTTTTCATAGTGTCCCAAATCTTTTGCTTGATTGGCCAGATTGTGAATATCTGCCCAATCCATTTCGTGGAACTCTTGATTAGATGTTGGAACATCAAATGTTGCACCAAAGTCATCTTCGTCTGTTCCCTTAATCAATGCTGATTCGTTTCGTAGTGGGTCGCCCCATACATCTTGAATAGCGGGTGTGTCAGCGCGAACGAATCCTGCTCGCTTTAGCAATCCCGCTGGATTGACCAGCATTTTACGGAGTTGTAGGTTTTGCTCACGGATACTTTGCATGTCGTTATCCATCTGTTCCATTTTGGTAATCAGAGCCGACATGAGTTTTTCCGCTGCATTATCTGTCATTCAATCACCTCAATATGGTCGGGATACATATTGGCCAGGTGAGCGTTGAGGTCGCATAGGGCCTCCAGTTCGTGCAGGTAAAATCAATCCTTTGACCATTCTATCACGGTCTGCCACATCAAACACCTTTGCGGTTTCTTCCCACTGTGCGATTGGGACACCGTTCACGAATTGGCTTGTGCCATGAATATGTGTTCCTTCGGCTTTCTGAACCAATGACCATAAATCTTCACTAAGGAATGAACTGGTGTTTTTGATGACGCTTAGTGCATCACCAGCCATGTTAGAATCACCGTTTTCAATCGCCTTATCAATCGCTTCAACTGCGTCTTTCAACTTACGAACCATAGGGTCCATCTTGGATAAATCAATCCCCGCCATGATGAAGCCACGCCTCACCCACCTATTGAACTTAACCGTTGAAACCTGAATCAGGTGATAAGTCCCCTAACGGGTCAGCGGCTTTCTCTTTTACCTTGTGAAATGACTCCAATGCTTGTTCAATTGGGGATTTTTCATGCCCTCTTTGATGTTTAGATGCCTTTGGCGCACCAGATTGCGCTCGCTCATCTTTCACACCAGATATTCGGTTAGGTCTTGAACCATCGGTTTTGTCAGAATCACTACCACCACCTACGGGATTTAGCAAACTGCCTTTCATCATGGCTGGATTAGCCATTGCCATATTTGGGTCAGGTGTCATACCCGCTGGCATACCTTGTGGTGGCATACCTCCTGCGCCCATCTGTGGTGGCATACCCGCCATTGGTGGGCGACCACCCATCATATTTTGTCGCTGCATTGGGTTGCCACCCCTACCCATTTGTCCCATACCTGGCATACCACCCGCTGGTGGTGGAACTTGCGGATTACCTGGTTGCGGTGGTGCTGGGTTCTTGTACACGAAGCGAATATCCCTATCACCTTCATCTTTGAGTTCTGGTTTGAATCCGAGTTGAGCCATACGAGATGCAATGTTCACTTCCATTTCATCACGCCTCAAGCGAGTGACTTCATCTTCTTCTTCATTCGGATACAGACTGAGTTTCCAATCTGCCACTCCCATTTCATTTAACAAACGGGGGAATAAATCACGGGTGTATATCTTTTGACCATATTCAACTGCACGATTAGTAACTAAGATTTGCAGACCTTCGTTGCTTAGTCCACCACCCTTTCCACTATCTTGCATGAATACATTGGATACACCATAGAATGCGGATATGCGTTGTCGTAGTTCTTCACGAACCTGTGCATATTGCATCTCATCCATTGTATCCATGAACTTAACCCACTCAACACGGCCACGACCTGTGGCAGATTCAACACCAACCTTTGGAACATAGTGTGGGTCGCGTTCCATCTTTTCTTCAACACCCTTCCAAAATGATGCCGTTGATTGTATGTTATCGGTAGTGATTGCCAAAATACCACGAGGCATTCTGCGTTTGGAATATAGCAAATACATGTAATTATCCATAGCACTCAATGTCATGGCTTGTCGCCACATTGTTGCCACTGGACTACGACCATACAACTTGGTTGGATTGAACTTGGATATGTGCAACACTTCACCTTCAAGATAGTATTGTGTTTTACCACTACCTGCCGTATTGACAAAGTGAACATCTTGAAGTGGTAAATCACATATTTCACAATTGGTGTATTCTTCAGAATGGGTGTATGTTTTGTTTCGGTGAACGGGACATACTTGGTATCTGCCACCACGCACACCACGCTTATCAGCAACAATACGAATGAATGTAGGGTCGCCACGAACCAATTGCTTGACACGGGTGAACTCAATATCACCTGATTCTTTATCCAAATAGTATTCCTTCTGCAAAATTAAGAATGCATCATCAACAATGTTCAAGTCAAACTCAATTTCACGAAGCACATCAAGAGCGCGCTGGTCCATAGTGTTGCGTTGTTCAAACAACCACTTTGGATACACCACTTCATCATGGTCTGGTGCTTTTACTTCACCGCCACATAATGTGCATTGGTCAACTGCGTGTTGATATTCTTCCATGCAATCAACACACTTCTTTTGGAACTTCTTTTCCCAAAATATACCACGCCTGAATATCTCTTGCGTTAGCGTATTGATGGTGGTTCGTAAAATAATGGATTCTTGAGTGACTGCATACAAAGCGGGTATCGTAATCCCTTGAACCAATACGGGTTCTTGAATACCACTTTTCCAAAGTGGCATTGTTGGCGCAGGGGTTTCCTTACGCTTGAATGGTTTTGTGAGTGCTTCCAAAAATCGGCCTACAGGTCCTTTTTCCTCTGGCATTACATTCCGCCCCCACTAGGTTTCGGTCCGCCCCCAGTGAGTGCATCCTCAAGAATCTGCTTTATGCGTTCAACATCAAACAACAACCGTTCCCAATCTGCGCTACCACCAGAATCGTGTAGTTCACGCAATAATTGTGCGATTTGTTGCACATCGTCTAACAGATAGTGGGCTATACCCAATTGTTGTTTTTGGTCATACAAAGGCTTTGACTCTTCTTGTTCGGGGGGTTGCGGTTGCGCTGATTGCATTGGTGCGCCTGTTTCATCCATGTAAAACGACTCATCATTTTTGAGAACTGACCACCAATTCATAGCATTGCCTCCATCTGTTCCGCTTGTATTCCAAGCCGAATCAAAGTGGGGTCGCGCCATGCTTCAACATCCTCCGCTGCTACACCCCACCCCTCAAGTAGTTCATCACCTTTCGTGTCATACCAATTATCCCATTTCACTAATTTTTCCAATTGATTCCTACGAGTTTTGGCGAGCATGCCTTTGTTTGGCGTGTCAAGATACTCCAAAACTGACGCTGCTTGATTCTTTTTCAATTTGAGATGCGGAAGCACACCTTTCAGCATAGTTCTCACATCGTCTTTGGAATAAAATTGTAGTCTATGTTGTGAGCGTTTGCTGGATTTATGAACCTTCAAATCTAGTTGAAGAACTCCACATCCAAGTGTTTTGTATAACTGTTCACAATGCACACGGCCACGCTCACCTGTGGCTACCAAACCAACACGGGGTTCACCACGCTTTGTAATAGTGATATATCCATCAGCGTCAATGAATCCAGCAGCATAAGCCCAGGGGTCTTTGATAATCAAATCACCATTTTGTTTCACCAACATCCAGTGGTTTCGCTTTGAACCTTTGACGATGCCCATTTCATCACCGTATGTTTTCATCAAACCGCTAAGTTTGGCGGGTGTCAATTTTTTGGTTGCATATCCTTTGGATACTAAATTGCCCTGTATAGTGCGACTATCCATTTGACCATGATTGGCCAGTTCTTCAGATGCCAATGACAACCATGACATTTCAGATTTGGTTAGTGCATCCAATATGTGTAGTGATTTACTCCACATCTTTTTCGCTGCATCACGGTCATCGTGTGCTTTGACCCAATCTTGTTTTTCAATGTCAGTCCATACATCATCGTTTTTGGATAGCATTTCAATACGATTGTTGGCATCTTCCCATTGCATACATGCACGAACCAATGATGTTTTTCGCAACTCATGGCTTTTCATCAATGCTTTCAAATCACGGTCATTCAATCCCATAGATTTGATAGTAGTGATGTAATCCTTAGCCCAATCAATAGATGCTAACGAATTGTTAATCTCTTGTTGCTTCATCAAACGAACTGCCGTAATCAGGTCATCAATTTCGCCTTTGACCATTTTGTGTTCCCTTCGTGCATTTTTCAAATCCTTGACAATATCATGTGCAGATTTACCAAATGTGTCAAACCAACCAATGGATTTAGCCAATCCACCAGATGCTTGTTGAGGTTGTTGTGGTTGCTGACCACTTAATCCCTGTGCCATATCTTGCAGTTTCTTTTGTTGCGATTGTTGGTCATCGGGTGTATCTTTTGGTGCTTCACTTGGGGTCAAAGAACCATCACCTTCGCTTGATGTTGGTGCATTTTCATTAGTGGTTGGTGCGCCCATGATTGATTGACCCTGTTGTGGTGGTGGGGATTTGAAGATTGGGTGTTGCATCAAATGTTTGCATATTTCAATCACTTCGGGGTGTCCGTCAATCTCAAACGGTGAATCATAAGAATCACCAATCAACATACTGCCCCACATTATATCACAATCCTAACACGCTTTCTGGGAATACACTTTCACCGATTTCATCCAAATCAACGATACGGTCTTGGAACTCCGTAGTCGCCCAATGAGCAAGTGCTAATGAGATAACCATATCATCGTGTCGCCCGATGGATTCCAATTTACCTTGCTTTGACATACCAAACAAAAGCAGTTCCTGTTTCAGTTCTGCCATCATGGTTCGGGAGTTTTCATCACCCATTGGTAATACCATTTGCTCACGCTCAAACTTCAACACTAAACCCATCAACATGGATTCACGCTTTGTTTTAGATGAAATGAATGTCTTGATTGGTAAATCGGTATTGGCTCGCAATTCAGTTGCGAATACACGCTGGAAGTGGTTGGCTTCAAGTTCAATCACTTCAGGTCTGAACTTATTGTTGAGCCGTTGTATCTCCATGATTTGTGTGCGGAAGTCCATACCTTTTCGTCTGGTGATATGTACAATTTCCAGTTTGTTTGGTTCATCAGATGGTCTGCGTAAAACAGTCATCACTGTATAGTCGGCTTGTCTATCCGATGAAATGGCGGGGTCCCAGCCAATGAAGTATTGGTCATCATGGTTGCCACCTTCTTTTTCACTGTATTTACGATTGAGTAATATGTGGTCGCGTGATTCGTTTAATGCCATCACGCTTGATGGGAATAAACTAGATGCATCGTCAATTGGTTCACACAGATATTCACGGGTGAATGCAACCGCTGGCATGTCTTTACGCCTTGAATCCAATGCGTCTAAATCCCATCGTTCTGGCCATAGTGGTTCACCTTGAGCATTTATGGCGGGATATGTTTCAACCAAATAACCTGGTTTTTGTTCCAATTCCGTGTAAAGGTCAGTCGGTGTGAACGGTGTCCCTACAATACATAGTTGTGATGTGTGGTGCAAACATGGGACTAGAACTTCATAGAACCATGAAGCAACACGCTTCAATTCGGTATCAGTTGTCCCCCATAGAATGTCATCACACAATACAATGTGAGGGTGCGCTCCACGCACACCACCGCCAACCGATTTGGCAGTGATACGAGAACCGTTTGTAAATCCAAAATATGTTTTAGCCCATGCATCACGCTTCTTCATTTTTGCTAACATGGGTATGCTTTCAATCATATCATTGAGAAAACGCATATGCCGAATGGTCTGGTCAAGACTGTGGCTGAAAATCATAGCGTCAGTTCCAGGTGTGAAACACACCTTCCATAATAGATAACTGAGAAAAGCCACTGACTTTCCGTGGTCCCGAGATGCTTTGACGCAATATCGGTTATGGGTCATTAGATTTTCAACCCACTTAGCGTGGTGGTTGGCTAATTGCCAACCGCAAATATCTTCAAAGAAAAACTGAAAGTCTTTCTTGCACATTTCAAAGTCTATCTCTTGGATGACTTCTTCCAGATTTGACAATCACTTCACCACCCCTTTAGGATGTCGTTGATGCGAGAGAATGTGTCATTACTCGTTTGGATTTGTTGCAGATTTTGTTGTGCTTGGTTGCCAGCATTGGCAAACATTCCGCCACCACCTGAACCCAATGCTGGTTGAGCAGGTGCTTGAGGACCTTGATTTTGTGCAATTTGTTCAACCGCACTTGGGTCTGCTTGTGCCGTTTCTGGTTGTTGAGCATTCGGGTCTTGTTGAGCATTCGGGTCTTGTTGTTGCGCTTGACCTTGTTGAGGTTGTTGAGGAGGTTGAGCATTTGCATTTTGCATGCGTTGTTGTTGCCGAGCAGCGTTAGGGTCTGCTTGAGCAAGATTTGCTTGTTGCTGCTGACCCGCTTGATTCATTGCGTTAGATACTCCTTGTGCTGCATTGGAAGCCATATTCTTCATACCTTGCAGGGCTTTACCGCCAAGTATTTTCGCAGCACCTGCTACTTGTCCTACCTTGCCCATTGCGCCTTGACCTGTTTGGAAGTTCTGTGCTTGTTGGCCAGCAGCGTTCTTCACACCGACCATGCCTTGTTTTGCAGCATCACCAGCGAGTTGGCCTAAGCCACCTTCGCCACCCATGACTTTTCCATACTGACCAGTTTGTTTGCCTCTATGTGCTTGAGCCATTGATGCACCCAAACCACCGAGTGCTCCCAAAGGACCTCCTGCTATACCACCTGCGGTAAATGCACCGAGATGTCGCAAACCACGACCCATTGCTGGCATGGCTCTTTCCTTAGCCCATGTTTTGAATCTTGAACCCAAACCTTGTTTGGGTGCGTGTGATTGTTGATTACCACCCGCAGTGCCTTGAGATGCACCACCAGACAATGCTGCTGAACCATCACCAGCACCTGGTTTGGATTCTTCTTGGAATTGTGGTAGCATATCCATTGCTTGTTGTCGGTTTGCTTGTCCCAAACCCTTACCAGGTCTTTGGGGATTAAATTGTTTGATAACATTGTCAATAAAAGCAAACACTTCACCCGATTTAGCAATTGAATCGCCCATTAGAACCCATGCCATATCTTGGCGTGTTCCATCATATTTGTGCATGACTTCAACTGCAGCGACTTCGGGGCTTTTGTAAAGCGACTCCAATTCAAACTCTCGCACTATGCGATTTGCTATTGCTTCTTTGAGCAGGCTACGGTTCTCGTATCCTCCTCTTGGGTTGTAATTACTCATATGATACCACCAAACGCCACCTTGACACTGCTAACCACAGTGGGTGCGATTGATAAGGTTTTTGCGATATTCACCCAATCGCCCTGTGTTTCAGTAATGCAATAAATATCGGTGGGTGTGAGTGAGAACTTATGTGCCATAACCATCAAATCGTCATGGCTATTGCGGTTCAGTCCACGCTTTGGAAGCATCTTGATAACTTCTGGGTCTTTTGCTGCTTCCTTCATTTGTATATCTTCCATTGCTTTCAACAGCCGATGTTCAGATTCAGTGTATTTATCTTCACTGAATTGGAATAAATCTGGTCGGTCAGGATTCCAATTATTCAATGTCAATTGACCAGGGTCTGCGGTTGCCACTTCAGGTGGACTTTGGACTGGTTGAATATGACTGTGTGCTTCAAGAACGGCACGGCTTGGATTAGATGCCCATTCACGGGGTAGTGTCGGTGTTGCCAATGCACTTTCTGGATGTCCTTGTGTGAAATCTATTGGTTTCAATTCCTGTAATTTTGGGTCATTGGCAATACGATGTGCTGCAATTGCTTCGTATATTTGACGCACTTTGTTGGCTTGAACATGTGCTGGTGTTTCAGGGTGAACGGGGTCAGCATGTGTATTATTCCACACTTCATTCAAATCAACACCGTTTTCATGTGCTGCACCAAACAATGCCAATGAACTACGGGTTGAACTGACAGTTCCTTGACCGTATCCAGGGCCTGTATATCTTCGTGCTTGACTGTGATGTTTTTCGTGGTGGTGTGCGCCTTCGCCTACACCATGTTCCCATTGGTCTGGGTCATTCTTGTATTGAGCATACTGTTCGGCTAATTCTTCGGGTGTCCCGACTTTACCTCTTTTCCATAATCCAAATCGGACAGGTTGACCAGGGTGGAAACCAGTTTCTTTTCCGAGATGGTTGTATGTCTTTTTGTATGCACCTTGACCCGACAATTTCATACCTGGTGTTAGCAATGCTGCGATTGGAGCGCGAGCAATTTGATACAATTGTTGCTCATTCAATCCCAATCCCAACATAGCATTGTATGAAGCCAACATATCAAGTGATTTTGTTGATGGTCGGCCACCGCCATCCCTTTCAGTTGGAATACGGAAGAATGCATCAGGGTGATGTGGAATAAGATGTTCAGGTGCTACAGGTCCGTAATGTGATTGCTCAGCCAATGCCCGTTCTTGGTCAGGTGTCATGGTTCGCTTACCTCGTGTTCCTTCGGTGCTTCCTTCACGACTCATCTGTGGGTTCATCATATGTGGTTCAATGTATGGTTGATGAACGAAGTTCATTGACATACCACGACCCAGCATTGCGTTCAATACTTCTTTGAGTTCTGCATAGAATGGAACTGCACCTGATTCGGGATATTGACCTCTATCGGGTTCACCTATTGCAGTTCCGCTATTGGTGTAAAATGTAATCAATTCCCCATTTTCATTACGGGTTGGTATCATATGTGAATCCATAACTCCGCCTTCCGCACCTTTGGGGAATGCACCCATAACGACTTTTTTCCAATCGTCATGTGTTCCGTTTTCGTCAAACAGTGGTGGTAGTTGTTGCTCAGGGTTGCTATGTCTTTGATTGAATAATTCAATTGCTTGAGATATTGCTTCCATTGCTAAATGGTAATCAAACGGTATGCCGTGTTCCGAATCACCAATTAGACTGCGCCCGTATTGGTCGGTTTGGTATCCCTTCTTTCGTATGAAATCTGATATGCCTTTCACTACGGCTTCAATAGGAAATAGAACTCGGCCATTGCCGTTTTCATCACTGCCAAACATATGGCTGAATCCATCAATGCCACGACCATCGTGAATGTGGTCGCCAGTTGTCCCGTGTGGGTGATGTGTTAATGTGCCATATTCACCTGTTTCGGGATTGACATTACCATAGTCAATATCAAACGGGTGATGACGAGCAAGCATATCGCCATAATGTTCAGGGTGATACGCTACCGCAGTCGGGTCGCCACCTATTGGGGTATAGTACACACCTTTTGATTTGAGAATAATATCAGCAGATTTAGCAAAAACCATTGCCATAAACTCACGCATGGCCACCACCCCTACGGGTGTACAGATTTACTGCATCAGCGCCCCAATATCGTGGGTCATCATCTGGGTCAGTTTCCGTTGCACCTTCATTGCGTGATGTCTTTTGAGGTCCGTTTGCTGGTGCTTCAACTTGGCCTTCACTACGATTGCCACCACCCGCAATTCCCATCAAACTCTTTCGTGGCAGTCTTGCCAATAGATGCTTCAATTCACGAAGCAAATCTTTCAAATCGTGTGAATCAATAGATGTGAGACCAGGTCCGAGATGACGGACATATGCTTTTGACACTTCCACCAATTCTTCTAATTCGGCTTTTGCTAATGGTGATGCCATCTTTGGTGATGCCAAAGGTGATGTCCCCCTGATGCCTTTTGGTTTTGGCGGACCTCGTGTTGCCCTTCTAGGTCCTTCACGCATCAATCGTGATTGACCTGGTAGCAAACGCATACGGCCTGAACCCTGCAAACCTGGATATTTCAATTGACCCAACTGCTCACGGGGGGCGTGTGGTGTATATGGCAACATAACACCAGAACCACCAGCACCACGATATGCAGACTGACGACCCAACCATGACATGTATTTACCTGGTGATTCCAAACGACCAGGTCTGGGTTTTCCCCATAGTGAACCAACACCGAGATGGTGTGGACTCAATGTATATCTTTGGCGCATCATACCTGTTTTGGATTTACCACGAATGCTTTTACCGCCCGTTCCTTTGATGTTGCCAAACAATCTTTGGTGGACTGATGCCCTTCGCTTTGTTGAAGCCCAGGGACTTCGGCCACCAATTGGTCTTGGGAATGCTTGCACTCGGTGGTCTTTTCTCGGTTTCGTGCCACCAGGTCCTATATGCGACCTCATAGAACGGTCAGTTGATTCCAATGTTGATGTTCCAACTGGGTCGCCCAATACTTTGAGAAGCAAATCATCCCATGCCATGTTCATTGGTTCGCTTCGGGTCATACCGAATGCGCCCATTTGTGGTAATTGCGGTGGGATTTCACCCATTGCTGAACCTGTGCCAGTTCTTGCACCAACGGCTTGGTCTAAATCTTCACCACGACTACCAGCAGGTCCTGTCTGGTCAGACAATTCCGTTTGCTCATCTTGTGGTGTGGATTCTTCAAATGGTGTTTGCTCATCGTTTTTGGTGGATATTTTGAGATGGTTTAGACCAACCCACTTACGATGCTGTTCTTCACGCCTTTCCTTCTTTTCCCGTGATTCTAGTTCACGGTTTTCTGGGTCGCCAGGTCCGAACTTCTCTTCTTCGTCGGCATACATGAACTCCTCAGATTCAGAACGGGGATTGTACATCCGAGTATCGCTACCCGTTGCCTGAGGACTCTTTCGTATTGCCACACTTAATCACCAATCAGTACTCAATGTCATCATCTTTTTTACTGCGTCGGTGCAATTCACCCATTGCTGCTGCTAAGACATTGCTGATTGGGTCTTTTTTGCTATGTGCGCCAGCCGCTACTTGCTGATGCATCTGAGTTTTTGCATTGTTATCTTCACTCGGCATTACGAGATGTGTAGCGACTTCTGGGTGATACCCATGAGTTGTTGATGAATAATGTGGTGCGGGTGAATACCCGTGATGTGGGTCATCAGGATTTTCGGGATACAAACCGATATGATGTGGAACATCATATTCTTCATGTCTTGATTTAGACCTGTATTTTCGTGCTTCACCATCGTCTGTTGCACCGATTTCTTCTGCATCATCTGGTAAAACTACACCCATTTTGAGAATGGAATACACTGTATCGTAGGCTGACATCACTCCACCCCTCCGTCAAGTATGTATTCAAATGTTGCCCTGACACGGGAAGCCAAATTAAGATAGAAATGTCGGATTGATTGAGGGCCTGTGAACGGCCTTGCCATTTCATCACACATTCCATCAAACTGGTCAATCATTAGTGCCAACCTTTGACGGATTGGCCATGCTTCTTCTGGGTCATCATTCGTGTATGCTTCTTCAATTGCATCACGAAGCATTGCGACAAACTCATGTCTTGAGTCTGCCCATCCATCTGGGCATGTTGCTATTCTTTGTAGGAAGTTAGCCCATACACCCAAACTCGCTTGGAGTGTATTGAAAAAAGTGGCTAGTTCATCTTCTTTCAAATATCCTTCTTCTGTCAGTATATGTGCTGATGGCATATCAACGCACATCAAATCACTTACTGGTATTCCAACATAATTCATTTTATTGCTCATTTTCTTCAACCTCTATAACCTCGCCACCTTCAGCGGCTACCAATTGTGAACGAACCCTACGCCATGTATCTGGACTTTCACGGGCAAGTTCCACTTTGAGAATGTTAATTGTATCTGCTCGCATGTTTGTTTCAGATAACGACATGCCAGATTTGTCTTGAATACGCATAATGTCTTTTACGGTTTCACGCACTTCTTTGCTTAGACCTGTGAGATTACGGACATATTGTGGGTCATGTCTATCCGCATCATCAAGCATCAATGTCAATTCACCGTTCAAACGCTCTGCGTTCTTTCGCAATTGCTCAACTTCTTCACCAGCGGCTAATGCTACGATTGGTGCTGCTGATTGTTTGACAATTGGTTTGAGATGGTGCTTCATGTGGTGATATACAGACGATTCTGCGATACCCAACAATTCTGCAATTTCAGAAGATGGCATGCCTTCCAACATGTATCGGCTTTCTAATTCAGCGCGATTATCGGCAGTACATACTCCACATTCGCTATTTGACCCCATGTGGTATTCACCCATGTGATTACGGAAGTGGCGGTCAGATGTGCCTTCACGCCACCCCATATCTTTGTCAAGTTGCTTCGGAGTACTAATACCCGATAGCATATCTTGTTCAAATTGGTCGCGTGATTCATGCACACAAAAAGGACATGAATTACGAGTTATACGCTCCGCCATCATGTTATGCTAGTAACATTCATCAATTGAATGTTTTGTCAATGACAACATGGGGAGATTGCCACGCGCTCGTAAAATCGGTGGTGTTCCATTGAAATTGAAAACCGTCAAAGATTTGGGATTAGCAGCGATTGATATTGCCACTGGTCGCCATGTTTCATTGGAGATGGCTCAACAAAGATGGGATACATGCAACACATGTGAACATTTCACTGGCACACGATGTAAATTGTGTGGGTGCTTTATGAAAAAGAAGGTTGGGCTGTTGTCATCAACATGTCCCGCTAACAAGTGGAACTAACGAGCCAATCGTCTATACACACTACCCGCCAAAACGAAGAATGTGATAATGCAACCAACTACCCATGTCAATTCATTACCACCCATTTTATCGCCATTGCTTGCCAATAGCAAAAACGCACCAATGAATAGTGAAATAACTTGAACCATAATCAAATCAATCATTACATCATGGTCGGTGTCATGCATTATTTTCCAACCATCGGATATTGACCCAATGATGCTTGTCCCTTGCTTTGGTGGTTCTGAACCTATCATATCATCTGCCTCCTGTTAGTACTGACCGCACGAATCCACCTGCACCTTGACCGATGTTCTGAAGAACTCCTGGGTCTTGTAATGCAGCATCTAACGCACCTTGCATCATGCTTGCTTGTGCCATTTGTAGGATTCTTTGCTGTTCCATCAATGAACCTTGAACGGCTTGATTACATGCGGATTGTAATTTGGTCAATTCCGCAGTGACATTTTCTGCGGATAGTGTTTGATATTGTGTTGGCAATGATGCAATGTCAATCGCAAGGTTGCCATCTTTATCTTCAGTGAACTTAGAATTGCGGAAGAACTCAACCATTGAAAGATTAACAATGTTAGCAATAATACTGATTAACATGTTAAGATTCTGTCCCATTAAGAATTGGTCAATTGGCTTTTGGTGATGCAATAGCATTGATACAATTTCCAATTCAGATGGTGGCATCATTGGTTGATTTGGATTGTATTGCTGACCTGTTGCACCAGCAGCAAATGCTTGAAACCCAGCGGGTTGAGCATATTGTTGCCCATATGCTGGTTGCTGACTTGCACCAAATTGCGGGTGCTGATTTGCACCCAGATTTAATCCACTTTGTTGTGGTTGTTGTTGATTATTTCCAAAAGGCCATACCATTTCGCTCAATCCTCCCCATAGTGCCTCAGTTCATCAGGCTTTTGGAACTTCTGGTGCGTCAAAAACCACTTCTTCTTCCTTCACAGTTTCCAATAATCCTTGTAATCCCAACCCCGTTGGTGCAACTGCTTGCTGCATTAAAGGCATATTTGAAGCAGCAGTTAGCAATGGACTATGGTCGCCCAATCGTTGGAATTGTCGCAAATCAAAAATTACAACCGTCATGTCATTCATTCCAGTTTCCTTATTTGTAAAATGCTGAACGGGTATTCCATCTCTTTTTGCCATGCGGAAGAACTCTTCGTATTTTTGTAATCGCTCTGGTGTATTGTCTGGTTGTGTTCGCTTCACTGCTGCAATTGGAACGGCAACTGTTGATACACCACGCTTTAGTTTATCTTTCAATGTTCCACTACCACGCTCACGCTCGGCTTCTTCTTCTGCTTCCCATTGAGCAAGTAAATCGTATAGATGCAAATGTTCAGGGCAATATGTTCCCGTCAATGTTCGCCCACTAGTGACTCCTTCCCGTGCCAAAAATGCACGGGGTTGCCCACTTACTGGGTCGGTGAAGTATTTTTCCCATAGTGATTCGCCTGTTTCCTCATCACGGATTTCACCATATACATTACCAACTGTTTGTAATAAATTATGAACATCACAACCATCAACTACGCATTGTGATGTATTGTGAGAATATCGGTATTTACCGCCCAACCATCTTCGTGGCGACCACCATGCTCGCTTCATTGGCTTCAACAACTTGTATGCTTGCTTGATGTCTTTGCGTCTGCGCTTTCGTGGATTTGCATGCACACTCGGATAAAAATTGACCTTTGGTATCTCAATATGTGGGGTCTGTTCAGCAGCGGCTAACATTGCCCCTTGTGCTTGTGCTGCGTTTTGTAGTTCTTGCACATTCATATTGGATTGTGCTGACAGTTTCACCAAATCTGCTTGCGTACTCATGGCCAACTGTGCCTGTAATTCTCTATTCCTTCTGCTTTTGTCAAACATCGTTTCAACTTCCTAACATTTTGATGAGACTATTCTCAACATTCCAACCAATGCGTGTGGCCATCATGCTCACCCTACATACAACCCCATGCTTCTGCAATTTAATCATAGCGGGTCTGAACGGGTCAAAGATTCTATGTTCCCTCAACCTTTGTTGTTGCCACAGAATACTGGCTTGCTCATCCCACCATCTATCTGCTTTGTTGGCAACTAAGAATACGAATAACGGCTTGTATTTTTTACCTTTGAACCGAGTCCATAGCCGTCTATATCTGTATCGTCTGTTGATGATTGCATCAACCAAGAACTCAAAGCCAGCGATTGCATCAACCGCACCAGGCCCTCCATTTTTTGACCTATCATCAAACATGTAAATGATACCTTCAACCTGCCTATCCACCATGTCATCAATCCATAGCGACCAAAACTTGCGCTCACCGCCCATATCTGCTGAATGCACTACACGCTTTTTCCCTTCGTATTTGACACGCTTTCGTGTTGGGTGTGGCAATACATATTTGCTACCAAGCAGTTGTTTGAAATGTTTAGTGCGGTCATTATCACCAAGTTCTTCCATTTCACCTGGTGTGGTCATATACATGTCAAGTGTGGTCTTGCCAACCATTGTCGGACCGTAAATGCCGACCCTGCGTGGCTTCCAATAATCATACAACTCTTTCCCATAAAGGGCAGCGCCAACTAAAACTGCACCACTCATTCAAACAGCCCCGCCACCCAATCTAAGAACCAAACCAATATATCGTGATACAAACTTGCACCCGAATAATACTCAATGGCAGATGTGGCAACAACGGCAATGAATGAACATACAACTGCTTTGAGCCAACCCCATGTTCGCTCATACACCCTATCCACTTGATTCGCCATGTGGAGTTGGCGCAGTGTTCCTTCAACTGCGTCATCACTGGGTGTTTTGAAAAGCCATCCCATCATTCACCATCTTCCTTTTTGTATCGCTTATCGGGTGTGCCATCTTTTTTGGTTGGAACTTCACCGTAATCAACACCAAGATTAACCGCTTTGGTTTTTCCATCGGTTTTGTGTTTTGGTGGTGGGTTGAAATCAGCAGTTGAATCGTCAAATGTTTGCGGTTCACGGAAATGGTCATCAAGAATACCAAGTGAATTACCACCCATCATTGCCATGTATGCATCTGGGTTTTGTTCCATCATTCGCAATTGCCTATCCATCTGCATTTGACGGACTTTCAATTCCTGTTCTAACTGTGCGTTAGCGAACTGAGATTGCATCTCACGGATTCTTCCATCACGAACTCTTTGTTGGCGAGTCCATTGGGCTTTGGAATCCATGCTCTCTTGAACCAACAGTTTGTAAAAGAAAAATGACATACCTTGTAATGTAAATGCGCCCATTGCATAGGTCAATGCATTACTGTATGTATCTTCACTTTTCAACCATAATCCTGCATCAAACACGGCCACTGCTGACCCAACTAAAATTGAAACGAATCCAATAAACCCCATTACTCGGAGTATATCTTCATTACTTTTTGCACTACTCATACTACGGCCTCTCTGGTCAGTCGGTGCTGAAACGCCTCAATAAGCGTTCCGATTTCATATTGTATCAATAATATCATGTATTGTATGTACAGATATTGTCAAGAATAATAATTGTACAAATGATTCATAATACAATTGATACAACACATACGGTGGGATGGGTCAGGCATGGGCGAGAGAGGCACACGGGCATCCCGACCCACCCCACTCATATCCTATGCAGTATGGTTAATCAGTCCTCTGTCCTTCGGCTTCCAGTGCCTTCGGGTTGGTCAGCACGGTTGCGCTGTTCAGTATTTGGTGTGTTAGCACCAGCGGATAATTGTTGTCGGTCTTGACCAGTAACCCTTCGGTCATGCGATTGTGCTAGTTCGTCAAGCACATCATCAACATCTCCCTTTCCTTCTGGTAATTCCGTGTGATGACGGACATGTGGTGCTACTTCCGTAGTACCAGGAATATCTGCGGTCCTTACACCGTGCTTGAATCCTGCTGGGACACCAGGCCCTCCTTCATACCATTCACGGGGATTGATACCTTGCCTTCGCATTGCACCTGCTAATCCACGACCACCTTGTTTTGCTTGTGCAATCAATCGGTGCATACGCTCGTTTGCTGCATCACGGGCTTCGTCATCTCCGCCCAAACCTTGTTGCCTTACTTCTTCCAAAGATGCTGGATGTGCGATTATGGATTGCCCTGTGTTTTCTCTATTCATGGCGTGTGCGGGAACATCTGCCCCACCTTTCATTCGCTCACGGAACTTATCAGATGCTCTTGTTCTGCCTTGACCACCTTCAGGGCTACCCGTTGGGTTCGGGAAGCCACGCGGTACACCTTTTGCACCAAACGGACCGCCACCCAAATCAGGGGGAGTAAGACCGCGTGATGCCATCTCTAGGTCTTTTTCAGTCAGTTCCTTCGCAATAACTCCAACGAGCGCCATGTGTATATGGGAAGTCAGCCTCGTTTATCAAGTTATATGAACTACAAACCCTGTGGGCTACTCATGGGGGAGTTATCGCCAGCCGCTAAGAAGCGGAAAAAGGAGTATGATACGAAGTATGAATCATCCCCTGAGCGTGTCAAATATCGTGAAGAATTGAATCAAGAACGAAGGAAACGAGGCATATATGGTGAAGGCGGACCTGATATGAGCCACACTAAAGACGGCAACATGGTTCCTGAATCACCACATACAAATCGCGCTCGCCATTTCAAAGAACGGGGGACACTGAAATCTTCTTCACCCATTGACCAAGCGTTTTCACTTTTGAAAGGTCAATTGAACCAATGATGGGTATATCGTTTGACGATGCCCACGATACCAATTCTTCTGTTGCCAAGTTAGCACCCGAACCTGGTGCAAATGGGCAACCACCCAATCCACCAATGCTGGCATCAAACTCACGAATACCACTGTCATATGCGCTTTGCACATTCCCTATCAGTGAATCACCATGTTCATTGTGATGCAAATGAATTGCCCATGTGGTGTATATGCCTTTAGTCAAACTCATCACATGTTCAATTGATTCTTTGGTCGCAAGACCTGATGTATCAGATAACACAACTGTTGAACCAATCAATGCACATTGCTCTAACACCATTCGCATTTTTTCATCATCACATTGTCCGTCAATCGGACAACCAAATGCATTTGAGATATACACACGAATGTTATTCTTGTCAATACCATACAACATACTGCGATACGATGCCAATAACACATTCAACGACGAATTGAAATTATTTTTGTTGAATGATTCGGAAGGTGAAAGGCATACATTGAACTTCTTTGCACCAACTGACTTTGCACGAATCAATCCCCTTTCGTTTGGCACTAACACACTGAAATTGCCATTCAAGTGTGCAATTTGTTGATACACTTCGGCACTGTTCGCCATGTTTGGAACATATCGTGGATGAACAAAACTGCCGACTTCAATGTTGTCAATGCCAGCATTATACAAATCGTTTATCATTTGCACTTTGTCAGATAACGACCAATCAGTTTTCGCTGCTTGAATACCATCACGAGGGCCGACTTCAAAAATCGTGATTCCCTTCACGATACCACTCACCGCTTGAACCTCTGCTCGCCAAGCCCTTCCCAACACATCCTGTCAAGTTCTTCTTGTGATTCAAAAATAATGATGTCGGTTTCATTTGTAAAATCCATGAAATAGATTGAACTAAAACCTGCTATGAAAGCGAGAATAAATGCAATCGTTAGCCACATCGGTTAAGCGTAGGGCAGTGTAAAAATTAAACCTTTCTGCTTTTCAGTAAAGAATCCCACGCAATATCCATTGGTTCACTCAATGTGAAACCAGTTTCCTCATTGAACGGTATTCCGTAAAATGTTGGGCGACTTTGTAATGTTCCACCATGCCCACTTTGAACCCATGTATCTCCGTGTTGCTGCGCCATCGTGTGGCTTGCAGTTGGAATATCCTCTCTATTGTAGTCATGTCGGTCTGGGTCGCTATCAACCCAGAACCTACGCTCAAGAACTGGTGCATTTTCAAGTTCTTCCATGTGTTCTTGTAATGCTTTTCCTTCTTCTCCTGACAATTGTAAATTACCACGAACTTGAATCTCACCATCTTCATCAATGAAGTATTCATGTTCCATGTCATCTAAATGACCACGCCTACCAGCCTCTTCCAATACATTATCCATTGGTTTTTTGACATCAACAAAGCCACCGCTTTCTCTATCCAATGCTGATAATCCCATTTGAGCCATTTCTCTAATCATTTCATTGCGGTGGTTTTCATCAACTGAATCCATGAATCTATCCATGTTGATTGTTCCTGCTTGTATATCTTCCCACAGTTCTGGATTTTCCGCTATCCATTCTTCCCATGTTCGTGGTTCATGTGGGTATGCTTGTCCCAATGGTCTAGTGAAATCTTCTTGGTCTCTTCCACGATATGTACGACCTGCAACCCTACGAGCCAATTCCACTGGCGCACGGGCAATTCGTGGTGGCAATCTTGCACCACTTGGGTCTAGTTCATCAGTATCCATCAATAACGAACCTGGATGGTATGTGCGGGATTCATCACGCTCATTCATGTAAATACGCCTTGCTCTTGCTTCCAATTTGTCCCGTTCATATTTTTCACGGGCAAGTTTGTTTGCCCTACGAGCAGCATCCCGTGTAGCCATTCCTGCCGTTCCTGTTTTACCAGCAAGACCTGAATGCGGTGCATCACCTTGAGTTCCGAACTGTCCTCGCGCTCGTCTTGCACCTTCGCTTAATTTTGGTCTTGATTCACGCTTCGGACCTTTCCAACCTTGAAAACCACCTGCTCTGCTGGATAATCTATCCATAGCCCGTTCTTCATCGGTTGCATCTTCGGGTTCGTCATCCCAATCTAATTTGAAAAGAATATCTATGAGATTTTGAGATTTCAATAGACTGAAAGCCATATCCATTGGTTCTCCAGCCATAAACATGTCATCATCACCTCCGAAGTCAGTTCCCTCACAGTCCATCCATTCTTTATACACTTGCACTGCTGTTTGAGCCATAATTGGTGGCATCTCGCCTTGATGTGTTGTTGCACTTTGTTTTACGAACATTTTGAAGTCGCCACAGTCCATTGAATTGATAATCCTTGCTTTTTCATCATGCACGGGTTTCATTTGGTCATTGTAGTGCTTTTCAATATCGGCAACCGCTTCTTGACGGTCTGCTTCAATTTCTTCAGGGCTAAACATGTATTCGCCTGTAATTCCATAAGCCTTCTCATTCATCTCTTGGACTTCATCAAAAAATGCGTCAAGACCCGTACCATCATGGTATTCATCTTTGGCTTCTTGAATCAACTCATCAAGCCTTGACCGAATCCAACGCTCTTGACCCTTTAGCCATGTTTCTTTGGCATTGTCGCAACAATCTTGGTCATTTTCACCTTCGGATTTTGGTTTGGTGTCATAATCACCATATGAAAACTGATACATCGTTTGTTCGGGGTTTTCCATCATCAATGTTGGTTCTTGACTAGGCACACCAGGTTCACGGAAAGCCCAATCAGGTTTTGTGTCATCCCAGCGTTCATCTGGCATGGCTATACCCCTTTATGAGTGCAAATGCTTGGTCAATAGGGGACATTGACTTCAACATCTTTTGGAATCGTAAATCTTCAATCCAATGTGGGTCATCAAGTTCAATCAACATGCCTTCATCGTCAGTTAGCGGTAAAGGTTGTTGTGGCCGACCCGCTTGACGCGCTCTGGTCGGTTCAGTGTGATTGTATGCAATTCTTCGCTGCAATTCTTTTGCTGCTAGTTCATTTTTCTCTGGATTATTCAAATCACCTTCATCGGCACTGGATTCTTCGCCACCACCGAATAAGTTTGGTAATTCTTCACTGGATTCTTGATTTGTTTGTCGGCCACCACGAGTTCCACGATGCGCTGGGATTTTTCGTGTAATTTTTCGTGGTGCGCGACCTTCTCGCATTGCTGCCATGTCCTCATGCATCTGTTCTTCAATACGCGACTGTTCTGGAGTGACTGGACCTCGTGGAATTGGTAAATTGCCCATTGCACGGGCTTGAGTTGCTTCTTCATTGCTCAATCTGCGCGCTTCACGGATTTCCTCAAG